TCAATGACTAATCCGGGCTCCAAGTCTATCGGGTCTGGCTTGAGCATACTATTCATTCTCTCGATGCCGTCAATAATCTTTACGGGCTGGCTTTGCATAATTAAATTCGCTTCTTTAAACCATATCTCAGTGTTTGATGGCATGGCTCCAGCGTGTGCATTTCCTGCAACGTCAATCACGCCAAACTTATCCGTGTTCTGCCACCAAAATCTTTTCTTGGCTACCTCGATAATGTCGGAAGCAATCAATTCTCTCTCGTAAATTTCGTCAAATACCTGCACCTGCCCATCGATTATGTGGCACACCTCAACGGCATACGCACTTTCGGTCATCCTAGAATAGCCGGGGTCAACTGCAAGATACACAATCTCGTCTGGGTCATACTCAACTTCTCTTACATGAATGTTTACATTGAATGACGGATGCACCAATCCACTCGGAGGACTTGGGATTCCGGCGACACGTTCATTAAACCACTCCTCGGAATGCTCAGTTCTCATCTTTTCTATTTCTGGGTCGTCCTCTCCCAACGGAAATATATGCGTATTAGTCCATGTAGGTAGTGAAAAACTTTTTGCACTCTCTAAATTTTGGATACCCGGTGATTGCCATGACGTAAATTGTTGGGGGTACCATCCTAGACTTCCCTCAAAAGTACCCTCTAGGAATACCCAACCACGCTTTTCTGCTACTCTCTCCATCAATCGCCAATAACTTTCTTGGTCTAACTGCGAAGCCTCACAAGCAACGATGCCCATCGGGGCTTCCATCGCAAGTTTTCTGTAGTCAGTCGCAGATTTAGTCTTGATTATCAACGGTTTCAGGTTCTTAGAACCAACGGACACCTCGATGTATCCGGGGTCAACCTGACGTGTGGCACGTTTAATTATACCTAGCCTGTTGAAGGCATCTCCAAGATAGTCAAACTCACCCCTAGTTCTCTCGTAATCTGCAGCAACTAGCCAATAGACACTGCCAGAAGCAGCATCAGGGTCCTCGACAATCTTAGCCATAATCTTTTCAAACATATACATAGCCCCAAGGTTAGACTTACCTGCTCTTACGCCACCGGCAACCAATTTGAATCTTGCATCATCATTGAGAATATCAAGTTGTGCAGCCGTAGGTGTGTAACCTATGGCACTGAATAGGGCATCACGTTGTTCATGTATCATGAAACACATTTTAGCATAAAATTTACAGGAGGTAGTACCCTATAGCTACGCAGACAGTAACAACTAAGAAGCACCCCCCCTACCACCACCACGACCACCACAGCCACAGCCACTGCCACCTGTCGCCACCACCACCACCACCCGTCACCACCCCCACCCCACCCCACCGTTTGCGTTTTTTTTCGGCGAAATAATGTGATATGGTCGATTTTAAGGGGTCTCAGGGTCTCATAGACGGGCTTTCGGGGCTTGGGGGTTTCCGTGCCTTATCGTGCCTTACGTTCTCTCACGTTCCCATTTTGTTATTTAGAATGCTTTTGAGAATGTCCCTGACCTGTTTGGAATAGTTCTGAAAAATTGGGAATGTTGTCCTTTATGAGTTTGGAATGTCTTACGGCGTTTTATATAGCGTTACGCCGTGTCCTCTATTGGCTTTTTATCTTCTGAGATTGGCACATTTATATTTATTAAAGCTTGAATTAGGGCATTTGCTTGGTCGTCAATTGTCGTCTGGTTCTTGTTATCTCCGTATCTGTCGGGATATTTTTTAGATAGGAGCCACTGGCTATTTTTACTCTTTACAGCCTCATTCTCTGCAGTCGTTAACTCCGTTAATTGCATAGCCTCAAACTCAGTAACAGCCTCTGTTACAGTATCATGCAGTTTCAGTGTCAGTTGCTTGTATCTGTCACTGGGATTCTGGTTCTTAGTATCTGTTACTGTTACAGTATCTATAGTATCTGTATCTGTTTCTGTATCTAATGTTACACGGACTTTTTCACCAAAACGGAGCCAACCACTAGCCACAGACTCAGAAACCCCACAGTGGCGAATTATGGCACTTGTGGGATGTAATCCAAGCCGTTCTATATCCTGCTTAATTAAATCTATCTTTTTATTATCTAACTGTATTTTTCTTGTCATGGTCTTTTTTATTTTATCAGGTTGAAATTATATTTAAATGAATGTGTCACATTATCCCGTTTTAAATTAGTGCTTGACATATTATTTTATATGGTGTTACCATAATTTTAGTGGTTGTTGTTTGAGGTTGATAGACCTTCTGGAAATGGGGGGGGAATGAAGTCCCCCTTTTGGTTCTGTACTGGAACGGGTCAGGCGACTGGCTCACAAGAGTAGAATTTGAAAGCTACGATAGGAGGCATCACAAAAGAGGCTCGATAAATGCGACTCTAACCCGAACCGTTGAGGCACTGGATTTCCAAGAGGGGGGCTCCGACATCATAGTCGGTAAGTCCTTTCAGGTAGGTTCAAACTGGGTTGATGTGAACTGGTCACAGAATAAAAGACTGTCACCCCTTGGGGGGTTAGTTGAATACTCATCATCTCGGTTATGGAGGGCGTGGCACTGCCCTGCTGAGATAGTCCGAAGGATTTTTATAACAAGCAACGTGCAACATCTACAAGTTCTGTTGAATGAGAAAAGCAGTCCTAAGTAAATAACTAAAAGTAAAATACAAAGCTACATTATTATTTAATCATTGAGGTTGGCTAGTCATGTGGTGGTTACTTGTTACAGAAAAAATATTCATCCAAGGGTAAATATTTGATTATGTTTTCAAGTCTAGGTTATTGAAACAAATTACTAAGTGAACAACTGTGAAAGTCAGGAATGCTACCGAAACTGTGGGAGGTGTATGGTGCCAAGTCGCAAGCCTTGGATTAAAAGCAAAGTTTAATAAACCGAAACGAAAGAACCCTCGACAACGCCAAGCGACCCCTCCAAATTGGTTGCTTGGTTTCGTCTTAGTAATAAATAAATTCATAATAAGGAGGATAAATATTATGGAAATAAGTACATTCACAAGAGTCAACGAAACAGAAATTAAAGAGACATTGAAAGAAAGAATTAAAAGAAGTGAAACTTTTGATTTACTTTTTAATAATGTTTTGGAGGTTCTAAAATCTTTTGAAGGTAAAAAACCAAGCAAAAGAATACAATCAGCAGTTTATAAAAAACTGCCTTTGTACAGTGTAAGTGTTATGAAAAATCAATATTTCCCTGAACGTTACACGTTAACAATTTGGGGCAATGGTTTGAAATGGAACGATTTCACAATGGATATTTCTTCAATTGATTATCAATTAATCAATTTAGAAAATATTAAATATGTAAATCAAAGAAATAATTACACTGAAGAAGAAAGAATGAAAGATAAAAAAGCATTAAGAAATATTAAAAATTACTGCCGAAAATATCTTAACATTCAAGAGAAAATTAAAAAGTTTCAACAAGAATTAAGCGAAGTTAATAACGCTTATATGTTTAGCAAATAATTAGAGGGGGGCAATCAAGCCCCCCCCCATCGTTTTAGTAATCAATCAAGGAGGTTAAAATGATTGAAGTGTCTATTAATGATACAGGAAATATAGTTGTCAGTGATAATTCTATAATTTCAATCTTAAAAGAGCAGGGCTGACAACCCTGCCGTTTTAGTAATAAACCAATGACACAAGGAGGATTTATGTCATTAATAATTGAAAGCCCAAACAAAGAAAAACAAGGAGTTTCAGACTTAGAAAAATTACTTGGTTTCAATGCTCAGTTTGGAGGTTACAGCCAAATTACTGAAGATAATTACCATGAGGTTTACTTGAGAAATAAAATTCTCATTGAAACTGAAATGGCATTTATGTATTTTGGTTCAGTTGAAAAACCTGAATACCCAACTTTAGAAATGGTAAAAAGTTGCATAGGTATGAAGGTCAATTGTAATCCAATGACAAACCGACAATTCAGGGCTGAAATAAAAAGACTGTTCAGAGTAACGGCTGAAAACGAAGCAAGAAGAGTTATTCAGAGATATGATGAACAGATACAACCCTAACAATATGAGGGGCTGAAATGCCCCTCAATCGTCTTAGTAAAAACAATTCATATAGGAGGATATTATGGATAAGGCATTTAGAAACCAAAGCCTCGGTGAGGCTATATCAACTGGCATTAAAAACGGTAGCATTGAAGATATGCTATTCATTTTTGATGAAGATGGATACGTCACTGTCACTGACAAAATGGCTTGGGAATACAACAAAGACCAAGACACTTGGACAGATGAGCAGGGCGACACAATGCAACAAGTTTGGGGCAATGGCATACGGCTCATTGAAGACCATGGAACTGTGGATTACAAATTCAAAGGTGACATAAAAATCTTTGGGTTTATAAATCCAATGTCAGGAATTGATGAAATCTCTACAGTTTCAATGAAGACTGAGAAACCAGACACCCCAGACGTTGACACAATCGAAGAGGTAAACAATCCCGAACAGGGCTAAGGGACTCTGTTCTATCATAGCAAAGAGCAGGGCTTGACCCTGCTCAACAGCGTTTTAGTAATAAAAAAGTATTAGGAGGATTATGAATACTTATAGTTTAACAATTGGTCATGTTTGTTATTACGATATTGAAATAACTGCATTATCAATTGAGGAAGCAAAAGCAAAAGCAATTGAATGGGACTTTGAATTCAGTTCAATGGATGACGAGAAAGTCAACAGTGCTAACGGATGTGCCGTTGTGCAAGTGATTGAAGAAGAAGGTAAACCAGACAGACTCATTATGCTACAAGAACCCAAAGTATTGGAGGTGGAGTAATGTTTGACTTACAAGATAATGAAGAAAAAACTGACCTCATACTTGAGATGTGGTCAGAGGGTTGGGAGTTGAATGATATGAGTACAGTCATTGATGAGATAAAAGGTTTACACATGGGAGAAAAACCATTGTGGAAATTCACACAGGAAGAAATAGATGGTGAATATGAGAGAGCCTTAGAATGGAAGAAAGACCAAGAGCAGGAGTAACCCTCCTGCTCAATATCGTTTTAGTAATTAAAAGATTTCAAGGAGGAACAATGCAAAAGAAATCAATCAAAGAAATTCAAGAAACTTACACAAAAAGTATACTTGAATTGGTGGATAAACTAGAAAAAAAGAATAGTGAAATCACTAAACTTAAAGCAAAAACTGAGGAGATAGAGTTTTTAAAAGATAGAGTAACATCTTTAAAAAATCTAAGAGGCTTGGATTTTTCTTGGGTGGCTATCTGGGAAGAGTCGCAAGTTTATGGTGGTGCTGAAGAAGGTGGATGGTACTTTAACCATGACTCATTAACAGGATTGCCATTTCAAATCCCTGACGATTTAACAACAGTCGTTAAAAAATGGTTTGAAAAAGTTTATGGAAACTCAGAAATGAAAGATGTTGTGATGAGTGATGAAGCATACCAAAGAGAGATAGAAATGTATGGAGATTTGTTAGAGCCATTGAGAGGTGAAGTAAGTGCCTCTGGTAAATTCAAATTAACATTTCATAAAGAATATCCACAAGAAGCACCTTACCCTGTTTATGAATAGGGTAGGGACTATATTCGTTTTAGTAAAACAATCCATAAAGGAGGTAAATTATGGATGTAAGAAGAATTGATTTCTTCATGTTGGGATTTATCCTAACAAGGTTAGCAGTAACACTTGAATTACAAGCACACGCAGGTTGGCACGAAGTTGACCCTGAGTTTCGTAAAACTCTAAGCAAAGCAGTTGACACAGCTTTAGACTGGCATCATGTTATGTTAGATAAACAAAATCGTGGCGAGTTTGCAATGTCGATAATTTCTGCACAACCATCTTCATTTTTTGAAGTACCATTGGGTGATAATGGTGAACTAAATGTTCAAAGCAGGAAACCATAGAGGGGGTAACTCCCCTCTATCGTCTTAGTAATAAATAAGTATAAGGAACAAAAGTGAAACTTAAAGTAAAAAATAAAGAAGTTTTGATGGGTTATTGTTTGATGAAAAATTGTTTGCTAAAAGCTACACGAGGTAGTTTTTGTAAGCTTCATGGTAAAAAATCGTCTTAGTAATAAACAATGTTTGCAAGGAGGTAAAGTGGCAAATGTTAAAAGAAAATTGGAAGAGATGGCACAAATCTCAGAAGAGGTTGATGCTTTCAATCTTCACAGTCTTATCAATACTCGTGGTGTTGTATGGGTTCAGAAAAAAATAGATGAACTCAACAAGCAAC